ATAGAAGAGTTAGCTATATCTGCTATCAGAGAATTAAACGCACGTATAGCGGCTACGCTTGCTAAGTACAATATGGCAACACCACCACCAGCTACAACAGGCCCAATGATTACAGGGGAATCAGGTAGGCAATACACAGCAGCACAATCGCAAGCTGCAATACTTGACACTAAAGAATTAAACTCACGCATAAACGATTTCTTAGGTGGCTTTGGCATGGGCACACAACGATCATCATCACAAAGCCCTATGGATATCAAAATAACTGTAGACGCAGGTGGCGATAAGCTAAGCCAGGCAATAGCAGAAAGCATACAGGTAGCAACTAGGTCAGGTTATTCAACAGTACCTAATGGCTTTATAGCATGACCGTGCCAGTAATAAATGCAATAATTAACTTTAGCACTGGCCCATCCTTTGCTCAGGCCATGATTATTGACCAAGGTATTTTAGGCACTAACGTACTAGCAGATTCAGCAGCTGTAATTGTAGACGTCTCAAATCAAGTTAATCGCATAGAGACTAACCGAGGTCGTACTGCATTATCAGATCAATTTCAAACAGGCTCACTTACTTTACGTATTGTCGATCAGTCGGGTGACTTCAACCCAATGAACGTATCGGGGCCCTACTATAATTTATTAACACCTATGAAGAAGGTACAGATTACTGCTACCTTTAACAATGTTACCTATCCTATTTTCTCAGGATTTATTACTTCTTATGTAACTACATACCCAGATGAGTCGGGTGAAGATTTAGCCATGACTACAATACAAGCTGTAGATGCATTTAGATTAGCCCAGTTAGCACAGATCAGCACAGTTACAGGTGCTATTGCAGGCGATTTATCAGGCACACGTATTAACGAAATACTAGATGAAATTTCATGGCCTTCTTCTCAGCGTGATATTGATGCAGGGCTGACTACGATGCAGGCAGACCCAGGCACTAACCGCACAGCTTTAGCAGCTTTACAAACTGTAGCTACCTCAGAGTATGGCGCTTTATATGTAGATGCCAATAATTCTTTCATTTTTCAAGACCGATCCGTAACTGTTGGATCTATTGGCGGCACACCTACAGTTTTTGCAGATAACGGCACAGGCATAGATTACTTTGATGCATCATGGATATTAAATGACACACTAATATTTAACAAAGCCACTATTACTAGGACTGGTGGCAGCGCACAGGTAGCATTTAATCAAGCATCTATAGATAAATACTTCCTGCACAGTTACTTCCAAGACAACCTACTTATGCAGACCGATGCAGTAGCCTTAGATTACGCACAGGCTTATGTGGCCAGTAGAGCTGAGACTACAATCCGATGTGATGCTATTGTCTTAGACCTATACACGCCTAATTATGATACAGGCGTAGTCGCAGCCCTAGACCTAGATTTCTTTGATCCTATAACTATTATTACTACCCAGCCAGGTGGATCTTTGTTAGAAAAGACCCTGCAGATTTTCGGTGTCCGCATGAATATAACCCCGAATAGTTGGAAAACAACCTTTACAACACTAGAACCTGTCATAGATGGGTTTATAATAGGCAACGTAGATTACGGTGTCTTAGGACAAAACGTACTATCTTATTAAGGAGATATAATGGCAACAGGATTTCCAGCATCAACAGGTGACGTACTTACCTCTGGCATGTTTAATGGTTTAACTTCATTTACAGTAGGCACTGCTAACACAGTAGATTACACAGCTGTAAGTGCAGATCAATATCAAGTATTACAGTTAATGAATAAAGCCACAGCTGTAGCATTTAAGATACCAACAGATGCTTCTGTGGCGTTTGCAGTAGGCACAGCAATTACAGTATTAAATATTGGCGTAGGTGTTTGCACAATTAGCGCAGTAACACCAGGCACTACTACAATATTAAGTGCTGGCGCAACAGCCGCATCGCCAACCCTTGCACAATATAAATCTGCAGTATGTATTAAAACAGCTGCTAATGCTTGGTATGTAGTAGGGGCTATTGCATAAATGTTAAATACAATTTATGGGGCATTTGGTGGCGGTTTACCGCCGTTACCACAGGTAATCGATTATTTAGTTGTCGCTGGTGGTGCCGCTGGTGGAAATGGTAACAATAGTGGTATCGGTGGTGCTGGTGGCGGTGCTGGTGGTTTGAGATGCACAGTCACCGCGACTGGTGGAGGTGGAAGTTTAGAGTCTGCATTAGCTTTTACAACTGCGACTAATTACACAGTAACAATCGGTGCAGGTGGAACAGTTGGTACAACTTCAGCAGAAAGAGGTGGTAATGGTTCTAATTCAGTTTTTAGTACAATTACTTCAACTGGTGGCGGTGGTGGTGGTGCTCAAGGTAATACTAACGGAATTATTGGCGGCAGTGGCGGTGGTGGTGCTTACACACCTGGCACTGGTGCTGCTGGTACTGCAAATCAAGGATTTAAGGGTGGAGATCAATCAGGTGCAGTAGATTATTCAGCAGGTGGCGGTGGTGGTGCTGGTGCAGTAGGTCAAAACAATTCGCCATCAAAAGGTGGTGACGGCGGTGGTGGTGTTGCAACATTAATAACTGGGTCATCAGTAACTTATGCAGGTGGTGGTGGCGGTCAAGGATATACAGCATTAGGAACTACTGCTGGTGCAGGTGGTAGTGGTGGTGGTGGTGCTGGTGGAAATCAAACTAGTGGAGTAGATGGTACTGTCAATACTGGCGGTGGCGGTGGTGGTAGCGGTAGTAATACGCCTACTTTTAAAGGTGGTAATGGTGGGTCTGGTGTTGTTATTTTAAGATACCCAGATACATTTACAATTACTATTGGTGCAGGTTTAACTGGTACAACAAGTGGCGCAAGTGGCGGCTACAAGAGAAGTACAATTACAGCTGGCACAGGAAATGTGAGTTGGGCATAATGGCACATTACGCATTTTTAGATGAAAACAATATTGTTACCGAAGTTATAGTAGGTATTGATGAAACAGAAACTATTGAAGGATTAGATACCGAAACTTGGTATGGTAATTTTAGAGGTCAAACTTGCAAGCGTACTTCATATAATTGCAACATTAGATTTAACTATGCAGGTATTGGTTATACATACGATACTAATTTAGATGCTTTTATAGCACCAAAATGCCATACAGAAGCAGTATTAAACAATTTAACAGCTAAGTGGGTTTGTGAAAACGAGGGTCATAATGTCCCAACCCTGGCTTAGTGCTGCTGGTGTGCAGTTAAGAGATCAAATTGATACCTGGTACCCAGATCGTCGCTCTACCTCTGATGGGTGGGTGGGTGATGCTCGTCATTCCGCCACAAAATCGGATCATAATCCAGATGCAGATGGGTGTGTACGAGCCATTGATGTGGATTCTCGCTTGGATTCATCCGAAGGGCTCTCAATATATTTGGCTGACCAAATCAGAATCTGTGCAAAGACCGATAAGCGCATATCTTACGTAATCCATAATGGCATGATCGCTAGCAAGATACTTAATTTTAAGTGGCGTAAGTACAAAGGTTTTAATAAGCACACAAAGCACATACATATCAGCTTTACAAAGTTAGGCGATAAAGATAGCAAACCGTTTGATATACCACTACTAGGGGGTAACTTATGAAGATCAGCAAAAAACAAAAAGAAATACTTAAATCCTACGCACGTGGCGTATTGGTATCGTTGTTATCATTCTTAGCCAGTAATGAGTTAGGACTAGACCCAGCACTGTCTGTAGTAATTGCAGCATTAGCAGGGCCGGCAGCTAGGGCTTTAGACAAATCCGATGTTATCGGTACTTATGAAAAATGAGTCCAGAACAGTGGGCTGGCTTCATAGCTGGCGGTTGCGCCGTGCTAACAAGCGTGCTAATAGGATTACGTTTTTTAGTTAAAGGCTGGCTAAACGAATTACGTCCTAATGGTGGCTCAAGCATGAAGGATCAGTTAACAAGATTAGAACAGCGTGTCGATGATCTTTATTCTTTAATAGTTAAGCGACAATAATAGTATGGCTGATACAAGACGTAAACGTAAGAAGATAAATAAGCGCATTGTGCGTAAGTCACCTGAGCCATTATCTAAACTAGATCAGCATTATATTGCTATGAATGAAATTTACAAGGCTGCACGTAAGGCTGGCTTCAGTGAGAGCTGTAGTTTGTACTTTGTATCAGATAGAGCAACTATGCCAGACTGGGTTATTGGTGATGGCGGCATCATACCTAGTATCGATCCTACGGAAGAAGATGACGATTAGGTGGCTCGTAATATCAGATTTACAAATCCCATATCATCATGAGCAGGCAGTCAAGAACGTCATTAAACTTGCAAGACGTGAGAAGTTTGATGAGGTTTTATGTGTTGGCGATGAGATCGACTTTCAAACAATTAGCAAGTGGGCCGATGGCACACCTTTGGCTTACAGTCAGACTCTTAATGAAGATCGTGCAGCTTGTCAAGACATATTATGGGATCTTACTGAGTACAGTAAAAAAGCCTCGGTAATTAGATCTAACCATACAGATCGTTTATACAGCACACTACTTAAAGCACCTGGTCTAATAGGTTTACCAGAGCTGCAATATCCTAAGTTTATGGACTTTGCAAGCATGGGCATTGATTACTATAAAACTGCTTATGAGTTTCACCCTGGCTGGGTATTAGCACATGGCGATGAAGGCAGCATGAGCCAGCACGCAGGTATCACAGCACTTAATCTGGCAAAAAAATGGGGCAAATCGGTCATAGCAGGACATAGCCATAGACTAGGCATGAGTGCCTATACAGAAGCCATAGGAAGCCATTACAGACCCTTGTATGGGGTTGAGGTAGGCAATCTAATGGATAGAAAAAAAGCCTCTTATATCCGCTATGGAAGCGCGAATTGGCAGATGGGTATTGCTATACTAGAAGCCGTAGGAAAGACGCTAACACCCACGTTAGTGCCGATCAATAAGGATGGCTCATTTACAGCTTTAGGGCGGTATTACGGGTAACATCGTTACCTAATCGTTATACAAACTACGCCCTAAATAATCCACAAAGTCATACACAAGTGCGACACTACAGCTGTGCCACAAAGTATGTGCGCATAGTTAGGGCTAAATGATAGAGACAACAGCACCTTGGATAGTGCTTTATAGTGTGTTTGGTTATTTTATTG